AAGAAGCAAGTAAACTATTTCACTTTATAAAAGGTGGAAACGATAAATTAAAACAAGTTAAATGTGAAACTATGTTTGTCCAAATGTTAGAAGGATTACAAGAGGGTGAAGCAGAAGTTTTAATACTTGCAAAAGATAAGAGATTACATCAGAAGTATAAGGGGTTATCAAAACAAGTGGTACAAGAGGCATTTGATTGGGATGACAATTTTTTAAATGTTAATCATAAAGATTATAAAAAATCTGCATAGGGTTGACATATTAAAATAATATGGTATTATAATAATTATTAACATTAAATTTATAGGTATATTATGTTTTATATGATTTTAGGATTATTATTCAGTATTCTTGCGGCTGGTGCTGTTGATGGTGACGCCTCTCTCACTACTCTTTCCATCCTCGCAGTCGCTGGAATTGGGTTTATGAGTCTTGGCACTTATATTATGAATAAGGAAGATGACCAAGACATATTTTAAATCCAGAGTTGCTAGGGAACAAGTTGGATTACCAGACCGTTCCCTACAATTCAAAAAAACAGATGAGGGGTACAGAGTGTTTTTTAAGTTATTCACTACAATACTAGGAACTATTGTTGTTATCGCTGGTATTAATAGACCAGATAGAACTCCACAAATGCAATATATGGAAATTGCACAATACGACAGATATATTGACAAACAAGAAATAACTTGTCTTGCAAAGAATATGTATTTTGAAGCTCGTAATGAGGGAACTGCTGGAGTTTTAGGTGTAACCAATGTAGTTTTAAATAGAGTAAAAAGTGATTTATATCCAAACACAATTTGTGGTGTTATAGAAGATGCAAAAATATCACAATGGTGGTTAAAAGAAAAAGGTTTAAAAAAACCTATCAAAAATATGTGTCAATTTAGTTGGTATTGTGATGGTAAATCAGATGAGATAAAAGACCACTACACATATAATCAACTGTTTACACTTGCAGAAGGTTTAGTTGCATCAAATTTTAAAACACTACTTGACATTACAGACGGAGCGTTGTATTATCACGCTGACTATGTTAAACCAAAATGGTCAAGACATTTTGAAAAAACTGTTAAAATAGGTAGACACATTTTTTATAGAAGGAGGTAATGTGAATATATTTTATATTAATGAAGACCCAAAGATTGCATCTTTGGAACATTGTGATAAACACGCTGTAAAAATGTGTGTAGAGTATGCACAACTATTATCTACTGCACATAGATTACTAGACGGAAAAGAATATGCTGGTAAATCCAAAACTGGTAGAAATGTTAAAAGGTGGAAACACCCAATAGATTTTATGGATAAGAATCTAATGTTAGCGTGTCATACTAAACACCCCTCTGCAATATGGTGTAGAGAAACTAGAGGTAATTATTCTTGGTTATTACATTTATTAGTGAACTTATTAAAAGAATATACATTTAGGTATGGTAAGAAACACTCAGTAGAAGATAGACTACCTTATTTAAATATGATTCCTAATAATATTAATCCAGATACTAGACTAACTGAGATGCCTCAATGTATGCCAGATTATTGCAAGATTCCTAATCAACCAATCGCAGCTTATAAGAACTACTATATAAAAGAGAAGACTAGATTTGCGACTTGGAAGAATAGGAGTATACCATTATGGTTTCAAGAAAAGGATATTGGGATATGATTAATGAACACATTGTAAAAGGTGATTTAGAATATTTAGAAAGTGAAGAAGTGAGAAAAAAGAGAGAAGAGTTAAAGAGAAACTGGTTAGGTAAAGACGAGTTATATCAATTTGAAATTGCACAAATGCAAAAACAAATACACGACTTACAGATAAGAGTTAAAGAACTTATAGAAGAATTGGAGAGAAAAAATGGGTGAATTATTACTATTTTTTACTGGTTTCTTTTTTGGTATGTTTGTAATGCAAACAATAGATATGTTTACAATACTAAAAGAGTTTAAAGGTGAAATTGAAAATTATAAAAAGAAACTAAGGAGATAATATTATGGTAAGTAAACTTGATAGACTTATGATGCTTCAAGAGGAAGTAAAGATTGCAAAAAAGTTTGTAAAAGAAAACGGCCCAGAAGATATGGGTTATGTCCATACTGCAATTAATTATATAGAAGAAAGAATTGTTGACTTGAGATTAGAGATTAATAAGAAGTTAGATGCCTAGATACGATTTTTACAATAAAAAAGAAGATAAATATTTTGACGAATTTATGTCTTATGAAGAAAAAGTTAAGTATTTAAAAGACAATCCTAATATTGAACCAGCAGATTATTTAAATATGAATGTTGTTGCTGGTGTTACTAAAAGTGAAAAAGGTGATTCTGGAATGAGAGAGGTGTTTAGTAAGATTGCAGAAAAACACCCTACTAGTCCACTCGCAGATAGATATGGTAAAAAATCTATCAGAAAATTAAAAGCAAAAAGAGCATATGACAAACACAAAAATCGCACTTAGTTTAATAATACTTAGTATAATATTGTTGATACCTAAATTTTCTACATCTGATAGTTGGAATGAATGGTTAAAAGATAATTTATATAAAGACCAGTTTTTAGAACAAACTGATGACATAATTATTGAATCACCTTATCGTGCAATAGATGGTGGAAATGTTCCTATTGTTATCACAACAAAATTAAAAGACTTAATTAAATTTACTTTAATTATAGATGAGAATCCAACACCTTGTTGTGCAACATTTGAGTTTGTAGGTTTATTACCATATATAGAAACTAATATAAGAGTAAATGCATACACTTATTTAACTGTTGTTGCAGAAGATATAGATGGTAATTTATATGTTAATAGAAAGTATATTAAGGCGGCTGGTGGTTGTTCTGCAACACCAATAGTTAATAGTGATGTACCAAAAGATAGAGTAGATATTATTGATGACAAATTACATTTTGATAAAAAGAAAATACAATTCAATCACCCAAACTATTCTGGATTACAATTTAATCAATTAACTAGAACAGAAATACCAGCAGATTATATTGACTCTGTTGTTGTTAAAACAAGTAAAGGTATATTTTCATATGAGGGAACAATCGGTATATCACAAAATCATTACTTCACTTTGTTTAGTGGTGATATAGAAAAAATAATATATACTGATAATTTAGGAAACAATTACGAGGAAACTTATGAGTAAAAAACAAGATATAAAATTAGATAACTTAGTTACTGTAAAACCAATTACAGATAATCAAAAGGTAGTATTTAATGCCTGGAGAAAAGAGAATAAGAATTTGTTTTTGTTTGGTGCAGCTGGTACTGGAAAAACTTTTATATCACTTTACCTTGCACTAGAACAAGTATTAGACCCAAAGACCAAATACGAAAATGTTATCATTATTCGTTCAGTTGTTCCAACAAGAGATATGGGGTTTCTGCCTGGTGATGAAGAAGATAAGTCTGCATTGTACCAAGTACCATATCACAATATGGTTCAGTTTATGTTTGAACAATCAAGTGATAATGCATTTAGTATGTTATACGACAGATTAAAGAATCAAGGTAGTGTTACCTTCTTGACAACTTCATATCTTCGTGGTATAACATTAGATAACGCTGTCGTAATTGTTGACGAATCTCAGAACTGTAACTTTCACGAATTAGATACGATTGTTACAAGAGTTGGTCAAGACAGTAAAATTATATTTTGTGGTGATTTCTTTCAATCAGATTTGACCAAGATGAGTGAAAAAGAAGGACTACAAGATTTTATGAGAATATTAGAACAAATGAAAGAATTTGAAACAGTAGAATTTACAATAGGTGATATTGTTCGTTCTGGTTTTGTTCGCTCATATTTAATAGAAAAAACAAAACTTGGTCTAGGAGAGTAATATATTATGCAAAGTACAAAACAAAGATGGGATTGGAGAATACAAGAAACATTAGTGAAAGAAGTATTAAGACTTGACCCAGAAAACGAATACATTAAACAATGGTGTGAAATGTCAAATCATCACGGTGCGAATATTCGTAAAGCAAGAGATTATTATTTAAAACACGGAAAATCACCAGAAGAAAATGGTGAACACCCAGAGGGAAGTTGTATATGATTAAGAAATGTTTAATCATTGCAAGTGTTATTGCATTACCTTTTACTAGTAATGCAGAACACATACACACTAAAGATTGTAATCACTCAAGAGGTTATTATGCAAAGTTTGGTTATGGTTTACAAGACGGATTAAATGGTGGTAGTAATGCATCAGAGTATGGACTTACTGTTGGTAAGAAACTAAATGATGTATTCTCTGCCGAAATAAAAACAAGATTAAAAGTAAAAGATAGTTCTACTAGTAATGACCAGAGAGCAGAATTTGCATTGATAAGTTCTAAAAAAGTTTATGGTAAACTTAGTATGTACATACGAGGTGGTGCTGGATATAAATTTACTAGAGATAAAAGTCACGAATACTGGCACATAGAGCCTGGTCTAAAATATAAATTAAATGATGTTTGGAGTATTAAAGGTGGTGTAAGATTCAGAGATAGTTTTGATTCTATATACGAACAATCAGACACTACATATAAGGCAGGAATATCTTATAAACTTGATAAGAATAATAGTATAGGTATCGGAAGTAAATTTAAAAGAGGTGATAGTCAATATAATGCAATAGGTGTGAGTTACAAGGTAAATTTTTAGGAGAGGAATATGTCTGAAAGATTGAGTAAAAACTTTACTGTTGCAGAATATATTAAATCACAAACTGCAACACGACACGGAATAGATAATTCATTAAGTGAAGAACATTTACAAAATGCAAAAAAATTATTTGCAAATGTTGTACAACCAATAAGAGAAAAGTTTGGTGTAACACTTATTACATCTGGGTATAGAAGTCCAGATTTAAATGCAAAGATAGGTGGTTCGTCTAAATCACAACATTGTAAAGGTCAGGCAGTTGACCTTGAGTGTTTAAAAGAAAGTAATGCAGATGTGGCTATGTGGATAGAAAACAATCTAGATTTTGACCAGCTCATTTTAGAGTTCTATACACCAGGCGACCCTAGAAGTGGGTGGATTCATATATCTTATAATGAAGATGGAAAAAATAGAAAATCGGTATTGACAGCAAGTAAAATAAATGGTAAAGTAGTATACACAAATGGTCTTAATATATGATAGACAAAGAAGGTTACACACAAAGAGAATGGGATAGAGTTGTAGGGTATGGTAAAGTACCCAAAAAATACAAAAAGAAATAATGTTCAAACATAAACTTGATTTAGATATACCAGAAATAAGTGCAAAAACAAATGATGGTGTTAGATTATACGAAACACCAGAGGGTAAGTTTTATCCATCTATTACTACTGTTTTAAAAAACAGAGGTAAAGAAGGTTTATTTGAGTGGAGAAAAAGAGTTGGTGATGATGTTGCAAATTATGTCTCAAGAAAATCTGCAACTAGAGGAACTCAAGTACACCACTATTGTGAAAAATATTTAGACAATGGTTATGATAACAAAGATTGGAATGAATATAAAAAAGGTAGATTTCTATCTTATTGTTTGTTCTCACAACTGAAACCATATTTAGATGAATGTATTGGATTGATACATTGTCAAGAACAAACACTATGGCACGACTTCTATAAAATTGCTGGTAGAGTAGATTGTATTGCAGAATGGAACGGAGTTCTATCTGTGATTGATTTTAAAACAAGTACAAAAGAACGAGAAGATAGTTGGAATGAGAACTATTACATACAGGCCTCTGCATATGCAGAGATGTATCAAGAAAGAACATTACAAGAGATAGAACAGATAGTTATATTGGTTGTTACTGAAGACGGTACAGTACAAGAATTTGTAAAAAAGAAACATCAATATTTACATCTACTTGACAAAGAGTTAAATCTATATTATAATACTGTTAATACTGGAATATGATAATTAATGGTTTGTTCATATAACTTACAGAATTACATATTATAGATATAATGATACTTGATGAAGATAATTTATAGATAGACTGGACGAGGGGGCAGTACCCTCCACCTCCACCAAAAACCTCTAATGAGGGGGTGAAATAGGGTTGACAGATGTTGAAAGGTTATTGGAGAGTATGGGGTGACTTCCTTATAGGTCAAACACTATAAACGCAAACGATAACTTTGCATCTCAAGATTACGCTCTCGCAGCATAATCTGATAGGGTTCGGTGAGTTCCTAGTAACAGAATACTCACCATTTAATAATGAGTGGTCTGCGGCCCAAGGCAACCAGCACTCCAATACTAGTTAGGAGAATAACTATGGCTTGGTCAAAACCAACTATTACTGAAATTTCAGTAGGTCTTGAAATTAATTCTTACGCTTGCGCTGAGAAGTAATTTCTTTGAATGAGGGGTGGGGTATAATACCCTTGAGGTTTGAACCCACCCTTTTTTTAATTTAATTGTGAATATATTATGACACCAAAAACATTTTCAATATACATAGAATCTCAAGTTAGAGAGAAAAACATCACACATATGGATGCAATATTAGAATATTGTACCAAGAACGAAGTAGAACCAGATTCAATCACTGGTCTAATCCAAAAACCACTTAAAGATAAAATAGAAGCAAACGCAAGAGATTTAAACTTTTTACCTAAAATGGGTAAACTACCAGTATGATTCATATTATGGACGCCTTTAATGCATTTAAAATTTATATGGGTTTGAAAGCACATTTCAACTCAGACTATGACTTTACAAAGTATGGTGGTAAAACCAGAGCTAGTAAATCAAGTTATCTAAAAAGAAAAGACAAACATTTTTTTGGTAAAGTTGCAAGAAAATATGGTGATGATACACAAGACTTTTTTGTATCTAATTTTTTAAAAAATGAAAAAGGTTATATTGGTGAGTTCAATGATAGAAACTTTACAGATTGGAAGAAAAGACATCAATCATTAAAATATATGTTTGAACAAGATATGAACTTGTTGTTAAATCAAGTTACAGATTTCAATAAATTATTTTCTGTTGAAAACGGACAACACCCAATATTGTTTAGAAATTATTTATCACAAAGAATAAACATAGAAACAATGATTATATTAAACAAGTTAGTAAACTATCAAAAAGATTGGGATAAACAAATAAATGAAAACATTATATGGCCTAACCACAGAAATAAATTAAATAATTACGATTCACTATTGACAATTAACGAAACAGAGTATAAAATGAAAGTTCTGAATTTAACAAAAAATAAAAAATAATGCATATAACATCAATATACGATAAACAAGGTACAGAAGTAAATAGATTAGAAATTGACGATGATTTAATTCATTGTGGTGGTAGAGTTTGGAAAGGTAACAAACATTACTATAAGGGTTTAGGTATACCATATACTCATCATCAACTATTAGAAAAAGATATTACAGATGATACAGAGTTTGATGCAATTCAAGATACGAATATATTTTATCTAGGATATTCTGTGAGTAGAAAAAGTTGGAAAAATAAAGTAGGAATATTTCAAGAAAGATATCAACCTTTCTTTCCAGACTTTATTGGTGCTTGTAGTGTAAAAGAAAAAACTATAACTGGTAATTCCAGATGTTTTAAAAAATCATCTGTGAATGTCATAGAAGTAATTAATTATGATATGGTAAACAAACAGTATTATTTTAAAATGGATTATGAGTGTGAAAGAAAAAGTTATGTACAAGATGGTGGTGACCCCAGAAATTTGAAAAGTCTTATAGAATATATGTTAAGAAGTGATTGGAACTTTCTATGGGATAAAGGTGCAATCAATGACATAACACCAGAGGGTCTGGTGTCAGATGTAGCTGACCTATTTGAGTCAGATGAATTGCACCATCAATTAGGAACTGTGTATTCGGTTTTATACAGTTTATACAATGTTAATGTACAAAAGTATTATGAGTTTCTTGAACATATGAAATTAGGACACGATAATCAATCTTCGTTTATTACTAATTCCATATTGATTTTAGAGAATAATGGTATTGATACTTTACCATTAAAACCTTTTAATGAGGATATGAAAAACTTTAAACATACAGTTTTGAATTTCTTATTGCAAGGTAAAAATTGTGCATATTGTTCTTGTGATATGTTTATCCACGAGGGTGATTTAGTCAGAGATGATTATGTACGAAATGTATCAAAACAACTACAACACATACAATATTAATCTTAACTTGGAGTGAATATGGAACAAAAACAATCTAACGAATCTTTAATAAGAGAAAGAGATTTTTATCGTTCTAAATTTGAAGGTATGGAAAAGAAAATAAAAAGTCTAACAACAGACTGTGCATATTTAAAAAAAGATAATGACGGACTTAGAGATAGACTTAAAGATATTAACAAACAAACTTTTATTAAAAATAGAAGAAATTTTAGGAGATAGATGTGGAACAAAGATTTACATTTATAAAAACAAATGAAATAAAAGATGATTTTGATTCTGAGGAGAGAGTAGAAGTTGAAGTTGTTATGGAAGAAAATGATTTAGGACAACTAGAAGAAAAGTTTAATAACTTTCTAAAAGGTTGTGGTTATGAAGATATTACAGTATCAATATCAGAACCTAGAATAGAACAAGATAGTGATGTTCTTGGTGATTTAGATGATGAACTTGAGGACATTGATGAAGTAGATAATGTTCACGCTTTCAAAAAAACAAGTGATTATGATGGTAAACCATCTGATACTGAGTGATGTATCAATTATCTTTATTGGATTTTATAGTGGACAAAAGTAAACCTAAAAATGTATTTGTACTTGGTAATGGAGAATCAAGAGACGGATATGACCTTAAACAATTTAGACAATGGGGAAAGATATATGGGTGTAATGCACTTTATAGAGATTTCCAACCAGATGGATTAATATCAACAGATTGGGCTATGATGCACGAGATATATTCATCTGGTTATTGTTCCGATAACAAATGTTATTTTAGACAATGGAAACTATTACCAGAAGAGTTTTTTGGTATGTTACAGTTTACTGGTTTAGAAGAATCTAGTTTACAAACTTTGAATGAACAACTTAAAAGTTTAGATTTAGATACTGTTGATAAATTTTTACATCAAAATGAAAAAGGTTCAAGAGTACAACTTGTATGTCACGGAATAGACCCAGAGAAATTTAAAGACTCTATGATGGAAGTCTTAACTAAATTTCAAGGATTACCGAAAGGTGATGTAAGACAAAAACTAGGTAATGCTGGTTTATGGATTACTTGGGTAGATGATGACGATAAGGTTCAAGATTTAGATACTTTTTTTGAAGGTCAGTTTATGGGTTGGAGTTCAGGCCCTACTGCCGTCAGAGTTGCGATAGAAGAAAATAAAGATACTGATAATGTGTATATGTTAGGATTTGATATGCCGAGAGAAGGTAAAGTTAACAATGTATATAAAGATACAGATTGTTATATTACTTCTGATTGTAAATATGTAAGTCCTATGAACTGGATAGAACAACACGAAAATAATTTTAAGAAATATCCAGACAAAAAGTTTTACAGAGTTATAGATGATGGTTCTGAAATACCAGAATGGTCAGATTATGACAATGTAAAAACAATCACCTACGGAAATATGTGGGGTAGAGTGGTTGTATAAATAACATTATATTATGATTAAGTGAAAATAAAATAACATATAAAACATATAATAACATACGGAGATATAATATGTCATTAGATACTTTAAAAAAGTCTAATTCTTTAGACAAGATACTGGCTGCAGTTGAATCAGAAAATGCACCAGTAGAAAAACAATCATATGTAGATGAGAGATTGTGGAAACCAGAACTAGATAAATCTGGTAATGGTTATGCAGTTATTCGTTTTCTGCCTGCACCAAATGGTGAAGATATGCCTTGGGCAAAACTTTGGAATCACGCATTTCAAGGGCCTACTGGTAAGTGGTACATTGAAAACTCACTAACTACATTAAATCAAAAAGACCCAGTTTCAGAATATAATTCTCAACTGTGGAACTCTGGTGTTGAAAGTGATAAAGAAATCGCTAGAAAACAAAAGAGAAAACTACAATACTACTCAAACATATATGTAGTGTCTGACCCAAAGCATCCAGAAAATGAAGGTAAAGTTTTCTTATTCAGATATGGTAAGAAGATTTATGATAAATTGATGGAAGCGTTGCAACCTCAGTTTGAAGATGAAACTCCAGTAAATCCATTTGATTTCTGGGAAGGTGCAAACTTCAAATTGAAAATTAGGAAGGTTGACGGATATTGGAACTACGACAAGTCAGAGTTTGATAGTCCATCAAAATTAAACGAAGATGATTCTGAATTAGATAAGATTTGGAAGACAGAATACTCTTTAAAAGAGTTTAATGCACCATCTAACTTTAAGACTTATGATGAACTCAAAAATCGTCTTGACGATGTTCTAAGTGGAACTCAATCATCAACAAGTTCTGCTGAAGATGTAGAACTTCCTAAGACAGAAGTTGATGGAGATGATAAATCTTATGTAGATAATGTTGTCAAAACAACTTCTAATGAAAGTGATGATAGTTTAGATTACTTTCAGAAACTTGCAAAAGAAGCCTAAACTTCTTTTTGTTTCTCCTTATTTAAGGGGTGTTACACATAAGTGTACACCCCTTTTTTATTATAAATAGTAATGAGTAGGAGAGGCAAATATGGTAGACCCAATTACAGCGTTTGGTGCCGCAACGGCCGCCTTTAGTGCAATCAAAAAAGGATTTCAAATCGGTAGAGATGTAGAATCTATGTATGGAGACATAGGTAGGTGGATGACAAGTTGTGAAACTGTCAACAAAGAGGCAGGAAAAGCAAAAAAAAATGGTATGAGTGTTGAAGAAGAAGCACTTGAAGTCTTTGCACACAAAAAGAAAATAAAGGCGATGGAAGAAGAACTCAGAACTTTCGTGAATATGAATCACGGGCCTGATGCGTGGAATGAAGTTTTAAGAATACAAGCAGAGATTAGAAAGAAAAGGAAAGAGGCAATCGCACTCGCAAAGAAAAAACAAGAAGAATTAATTATGTGGATTATGATAGGTGTAGGTACATTATGTTCATTATGGGTCGTATTTTATGTCATTTGGAAGGCGATAGGAAACTAAAATGAAAGATAACTTTTTGAATAAATTGATGAGAAGTCATTGGTTTTGGATTTATTTATTTGTTATAGTTCTTTTTACAGTATTAACAATACTTGATTTCATAACAAGTCAATGAAAAAATTTAAATGGACTCGTTGGCCTAGAGTAAAATCTAGGTGGAGACACGCAATGCCGTATAAAAGTCCAGTAGTAATGTGGAGTAGTGAAATGGTATTAGTAGAGGTTAAAGAGATAGAGGGTGAGGAAGTACCCATTTATATGTGTAGAGGAACTAGTACCAGAAAGATACCAGAATATTAACCAAATTGTTGTCTTACAACTTGAGTATGAAAACTATCTGTAATTTTTGTGTCCATAACTATTGTTTGTTCAGATGGGTTAGTTGTAATACTAGTATTACCACCAGCCATCATAAATGATGAAGTTTGATTATCTTTTTCTGCAACTAATTCTTTATTTTCTTTCATTAGTGAAATCAACTGTTGTGTCAATTTATTTGTTTCTTTAATCTCTTTTGATATAACTTGTCCATTTTCCTTAATAATCTTTTGTTGTTTTTCTATTTCTTCACGACTTTTTTTCATAAACATTAGAGTTTGACTTTTATCTACCTCTATTAATTTATCAAATTGTTCTTTTGAAATATCACCTCTTTTTAATCTTTTCTCTTGATGTGCTAAAAATCTTAGATGGTCGTCTTGTTGTTTCTTAACTTTTTCTGATTCTGATTTTATAATCTCTGCTGGAGTTTTTATCAAATTTTCTGCCTTGACAAGACCCATAGTAAAACCTTCAATCGCTCCTGCTGCGGCCGCAGTTGTCTTTTCTAAATTATTTGTTTCTTTACCAAATAATTCATTTGCATTTTTAAATCCTTGAGTTGCCTCAAATACTCCTTGTGCGCCTGCAACTGCCAAACCAACTGGGCCTGCAAACCTTGCTGCACCTGCTACTGCCCTTGCACCACCTTTTGCAATATTTTTTACACCACCCATTCTTTCAACGGCGCCTGGTTTAATTGGTTGTTTTTTTGGAGTCATATCCATTTTTGATTTTCCACCAACGGTTGGTTTAACACCTTTTGCACCTTTACCACCAAAACCCATCTTTCCACCAAGTCCTTTAACCATACTTGTTGCAGTTTTTAACGCAAAAATAATTGCAGCCCCAAAGGCAGCGATTGCTACACCTAGTGTAATAAGAAATCCTTTTGTCCAACCACCAAACTGGTCTTTCGCATCAGTAAATAATTTTTTTGCAACACCACCTAAACCCTCTTCCTGAAATACTTTATACAAATCTTCAACATAATTAAAAAACGATTTAGTTATCTCTATGGTTGCACGGATAGTTTTTTTCAACCCTTCAATAAATTTAGGCCACATATCACTATTAATAAATTTTTGTAAAAACATTAATGCAGTAAGTAAAAGACCACCAGTGATTATATTTTTTAAAATTGCACCTATACTTTTGAATGTGGTTTCTATTGGTGATGTTATTGCACCCAATATACCTTTACCAAGATTCTTAACAGATTCTAATAATTTACTACGGTCTCTCTTTTCATCTTTTTTATCTTCATTACTTCTTGTAAAAGATTCTTTTATACCTAATGCAAAGAACTTTATTCTCTCACCAAAAAATAAAAACCCTTTTTTATTTGCTTCAATAATTTGTTGTTGTAATTCACTTTGTTCTTCTTTTTGTTCGTTTGTTTCAACAATACTTTGTTTTGATATTTTTTGTAATCTTATTACTTCTTCTGTTGTTTCTTTTTGAAGATTATCAGTTTCAGTAATACCCTCTTTTTTATCAAAAGATTCTCTTTGGGATGCAAGTCTAGTATCATTAATTATTTCTGGTAATGCATCTTTTAATCTTTCACTAGCATCATCACCTCTATCATTCTGTTGAATAATAGTTTGTAGACTATCAGTAGTTTCTTTTTGTCTTTTAATAAGTTCTTGAAAGTCTCTTGAGGTGATATCAGCCATTATTTTTTCTTCTTATCTACATATGCATTTGCACCGAAATATGCGGCGACTAGTGCTGAGATTGCAACAAAATATGTTGGTGCAATATCGGCGATTAATTTTGCAGCTGTGTCTTGTCCTAACAATGCAGTAATTAATATACCACTAGGATAAAACAACATACCAAACAATGCGAACCAAGTCATAGTTCTCATTGCATCTCTACGAGCATCTGCATCTTCTAATTCTTTTCTTTTAAATTCCAAATTCATCTCCAATTCTTTTTGAGTAATGTGTCCATCACCATTCAAATCCTTTTTAGCGACCTCTGGGTCAACTGTTTTAGGTATTTTGTTGTTGTCGTTTAAGTTGTTCATTTTCCTCTCTTATATGTTCGTTTAATAATCCAACATATATTTCTCTTTCCCAAGGTATCATATTTTCTAACTCTGTTAAACTATATTTATGATGTTGCATAAATGAAAAGTTTGTTTTAAAATGATTCTCAAGAGTATCGTGAGAAAGAGCTATATAAAAAAACTATTCAAACCCTCCAGTCTTACACTTGAAGAAACATTTGTGTTTGGATTATTAACTTCTACATCTTTGTATAATTTTGGTATATTATCAAAGAATGTTCTTATTTCGTTAAATTGTGATGAAGACAAACTTTCAATAAAATCTTTACTTTCTTTATCATTAAAGTCTGTTTTTTCATACACCTTTTCACCATCTATGACTCTATGCACACAATTTACTATGATTTGAAACAAGTCATCCATAGTAGGATTTTTAAAATCTTTTAAGTGTGATAAATCATCAATAGAAGGATATCTAAATTCTATTGCAATATTGTCATCTAATCTAACTAAATTACTATCTGGTAAGGGTTTATCCACTTTTAAATCAGTAAGATTAATTTCTTTTGTTACAAATGTATTTTCTTCATCTGGACATTTTATAGAAACTTTAGTCATTTCCCCAGATGATTTTGCACGAATATTTACAAATAAATACTCTAAATCTGCCATAGGTATTACACCACTTTTTATAGTATTATTGGTACAATTTTCTATGAGATTTTTTACTGCATTGATTACATCTTTCTGTTCACCAGTTTCATTGGCAATCATAAGATTCTTTTCTTCTTTTACTAAGTATGGTCTATACTTAATATCAAGTTGAGAAATTGGTAGTTTTATGTCATAAGTTGACACTTCAAATTTAGGCAAAGCCATAATGTACTCCTTTATCTAACAAATTTACCGATAGTATTACCAACACCACCAGTAATTATATCTGCAGCCGAACCAGCGGTTGCAATCGCAGTTGGTGATGCACCAGACTTACCAAGAATATCATAAAGAACACCTTTAGGACTTATGATACTGTATCTGGAATCATCCCCAATATATATATCTGACCCTCTCAACCTTAAACTCTTATCTGCAAGACTATCATCAACACCTTCTTCTTTGATAGTATGCCACTCTCTATATGCGAGTTCAACGGTTACTCTCTGTAATTCAGTAGATGCTTGGTTCAAATCTTGAGGTGCAATAGATTTAGGCCAAACTTCTTTTACTGAAACTCCATAACTAGTTTTTTCTTCTTTTGCACCAGTAAATGCAAAGAAATTAAATGGTATAACTGTATTACTACCTTTACCCATTTGAAATATATCTAGTTCACCTATGTAATTATTATAATAGTTTAAATTATGATTTATTGGATTGTAGATGTTTTTCATCCACATCTCAAAGAATCTTTTTTCAGACATATCTGCATTACATAAAAATGTTGCTTGTAATGATGCATACTGACCAACACCTTGAGGTAGTTCTCTTGGTGGGCCGTATATATTATCGTCTGGTGCAGAACGGATTGTCCTGCCTGGAAACTGTAAATTTTCTGCTCTTAAACTGACATAACGATTACTCTCACCAGTAAATAATTTACACTTTAAAAATATCTCAAATCTATTTTGTTGTGCTTGTTCTCTACCATATAAAGAACTTTTAAAATCTCTTAATGAAAATACCATTAGATTACTTTCCTACTATCCGACCACACTTTATTTACAGACGATTTTTTAAATCTTTGTACTGGTAACATAATTGCAGTCATAAAATCTTCTTCTTCTAATTTTCTAAATCTACTTCTAACATTACTATTTAAATATCTTTTCAAAGTTGGTTTCACAAGTCTTACATTTTTCAACGCACTATAATTTGCATTTGGGTCTAAACGACTTAATAATCTAGCTCTAAGTGCATATGGTAAATAGTGAAAATTAATTCCTAAAAATCCATCTCTGTATCTTTCTATTGGTAATACCAATGGAAATGTATCATAATATGGTAATTTGTTTTTCAATTTAGGGTCGTATATAAACATATTTAACGCACCAAAATTAACTCTACCAGTTATCTTTCCATCTCTTATGAGTTGTGCTTGAGATGGTGTACCAAGTTCTTTTATGCGATTACGATACCATTGATATGGTTCTTTACCACTTTTCCTTAACTTTGATATTTCGTCAAATATACTCATTTATTATATTTATAACTGGGATTGAGGTGGTCTTCGGTCAATATTACAAAATCCATATTTCTATCTCTACAATATTCTCTTGCAGCTTTCCACTTTGCAGTATTCTTTCCCCACTCGTAAACTTCTCTTACAAATGATTTAGTTTTTCTTTTAGGTATTTTAGGTTCAACAGTATATTTTTTAGGTTTGACTTCTATAATCATTTTTCTTATTTTACCATCTGCTCTCTTCACTTTTACATAGAAATCTGTAAAATATCGGTGAATTTTACCGTCTGTGGGTAGACGATAAGGTATTATTATTTCTTCTGACCCCCACTCTAATACTCTAGGATTTTTATCACAATATACCATAAATTTGCGTTCCCACAAACTTCTGTAATAAATAGTAGTAGGATTACCTTTATACTTTTTTATGTTAGAGGGAATATAACGACCACT